TTCAACATTGGGTGTTTCCTATTGCAATAACCCTGGAGACGGCTATTGCCTAGTATTTTCATACGGTGCTTATTTAGAAAACGGATCTATATTTCGCACCGTCTCTAACCTTAAATCCGTCAATTCCTCTAAGTACAATGAATTCATGCTTTCTTTCACTCGAATTCTCTCAGATTGTATAGCTGCGGCTCCCTTCATATCTGTGTATTTATCTAAGGAACTTACCATCGATCCTACCGACGTCTCGTCCTATATCACTCCTATAAACACTAGTACCGGAGGTGGTCGACTGATAGCGAACTACGCTTCAGATACTCTGGCTAGTATAATGCCACAAAATCATTATGCCCTCATCAGTTCATATAGGGAAACCCTCGGGCAGTTTAAGTGTACTTTGGATTCATACATCCCCGGACCTGACTCTTTCACTAAAGTCGAGAAGCCCCTTACACTAGATGTTAACACCGTTATCGACCTTTTTGAATTGACTTTCGGAGTCGTATTCCCTCCTCCTATATACTCAGTGAGCGAACTTACCGCAGACGCACCTAGAGTACTGATAGAAGCTGATGGTCCTTGCCACCACGCTCGAATGGTATGCAAAAATCTTTCTTCTTATACTTGGCCTCCTCTCCCTCCTACTATTCGCGATATTTTTCTGCAGAAAATAGAACCCCTATATGGCGATCTATATGTCGCGTCAGCGGGTGCGAGATCTAAGCCAAAAGAGAAGAAACTTAAGAAGATCAACCTCGGCAAACTCAAGGACTTGGTGAATGAGCGACTAGCCCACATGCCCCGTCATCCCGAGCCCAGCGCAGAATCGAACGATAATTCTTATATTTCTCAAGACCGCAGGGCGACAACTTTCCCATTCGTTCATCAAGCTATGCCGACATTCCGTTATGCAAATAACGACTCAGACGAGATGCCTGACTCAAAGCCTCCATCGTGCGGATCCTCTCCTTCAGATAGTCAAATTCCTGCAGTCCCAATTATTCCTCCTACACTATTTACTTTCTATAATAGGTTTGAGCTTCTTCCTGAAGTTATAGATTATATCAAGGAGATGGGTGCAATAGTTAATGAGAAGACCTTTGTCCCTTACCCTCATCCCAATCTGCGGGCAATATCCACCTGTTACCACAATCATGCGATTCATGGGTGTAACAATAATGTGGTAGATCATGCCGCTAAGCGTCCTAACCGAAATACTCCTAAGCCGAGGGGCTCCCGTAATGAGATAATACGTACTCGACCTTTATTTTGGCCTGATGACATAGACTACGTTCACCGTAATAGGGATGTCCATTTCCTCAATTTAGACGCGCAGGCGGCTGCCGATGTATATCCTTCACATGACCACGTATTAACGGACGTGATATACTATTTTGATAATAAAATGGCGTGTGACTTTTTCGAATCAACTTTATACTCATCTTCGGCTCTTAATAATGTGGTTAAGATTAATTACATCCGATATCCTAATACTCCAGGCATCTACCACTATTTGAATAATGAAGGATATGCCACAGTCTCGTCAAACGGTCAAGTCTCGTCTCACGTCAACGGTAACCCTAGGGCATACACTCATGGCCTTGTAGCCTTTACCACGGGTTTTTATACGTTACCGAGTGGCAATATAATCGCTGTGTTCGTCTCTCACAGCGTACCTATAGGCCATTCTATGACTTACGAACAAGTCATAATAAGAGCAGCAAATCCTGGAGTCCGGTCTATCACACTCGTGACGCCTCTTAATATAAGCGTATTCATGAATCTACGTAAACTCCCTCTAGCTAACCTTGATCGCAATTATACTTCAGCCAATGGCTCGCTAGGGTACAACAAATCGCTTTCTCACGAAGTCTCCTATTACAGTAACTACCCTTTTTTAGATGAAAAGTTTTTCTCCCTCCTCAATATAAAACCGGGGCAGATCTTAGAGTTGGTCAAAACTTTGCCCAATGCCATACGACTCTTCCGGAAGGAGAACAAGCAACACAGCTCGCTCTATACAGACTCCATCATGACTCATTACGCTCTAACCAAATTCCTCAGCATGGAGGACGCGTTTCAGAAATTTGTCACATATCAACGAGAGGACTCTCCTTCCACTTTACTTCACGACATCTTAGTCCAGATGTCGTTCGTATTTATCAGCTATGTCGTCGGCAGAATTAATGGACGTCATTCGAATGGCACATTTGTCGTCTCTCTCGCTGCTCTTAATTTCCTCTCTTGGGCTTATAAGCAATTGTCTTTGATTAAATATAACCTCGACTTGTCTACAGACGCTCATCGTGCTACTCTTTCTGACAAATTTTACAATCGGGTAGGCGCCTTATCCCGTATTACCAGTTCAGCTCTGATTAAAGCGACAACGATGGCTAAGAATCTTGTTTCTCACTTTATGAGATGCTTTCGTCGTCGCCCAGAAAGGGCGGGTAGGGCCTCAAAAGAAGTCGTCAGTCACCTGCGACAAAAACATCTTAACTCTCTCATACGCACAGCAAAAGAAAAACTCACTCCTTTAGCAGCTCAGCATTATAATCTCGAGAGCGCTACACGGAGGGTTGCAGATTACAGGAATGCGTTCTTAAACGCCGACACAAGACATATGGAACTCACTTGTACCTGTTCTACCATGTACAATAGATTGTCCTCTGTGCCTATCACTCACTTTGGGAAATGCCCCCATAATGCAATAGCAGCTCTGTTGATGAGACAAACATCTTCTGTTGAATTCCCACACACTAACACTCTTAGCGCATTCAACTGCTACGTAACCGATTTCATAAGCAGCCGCAGAGAGAAAATCCACAACTGGATTATCGATAACGCCCCGGGACACACCCTCGAATATTATTTTCAATCCCTAGATCCGCATAAGCGTAAACTTTATCACAACGGGATGCAAGCTCTGTTTAATAATGGCAAACTTAATCAGAATCTTGAACTCTTCTCCAAAACTAATGAGATACATCTAGACTCAGACGCACGCCCAAGGTGTCTATTTAACCCCTCTGACGAATTCAAATTTATAGGATCCTATGTAGCGCGATTCTTCATTAGTCTCATGAAACAGGATTTCATGTTTGGCAGCAGCTTCATCTCAGGATACAACGAGGATGAGATATGTCGTCTCATATCCGGCTCTCCATTGTACGGCGATCATCCACATTTCATGTCATATGACGGCTCTTCACACGACGCTCACCAACATGAATCTCTCATAAACATAGTGGACAATAAATTTTTTGCGGAATTTCTACCTACCTTCTTGAATTTCAGTGAAGTTCCTCCTTACCTTCACGAGAAGATTTTAGTCGCTCTAACAGATACTAATACTCGATTCCACAGCAGTTTCGGGTTGTCAGGTACCATTAGGGGGACAGTATACTCTGGACATCCAACTCGCACAACCTTGTTCAATACAGTCAGGGTTCTCCTTTATAACCATTTCATATGTGACACTTTGAACTTGGGACCAAGACAAATTTATGCGTCAGGCGACGATGTCCTGTGTATATTTTCTAATCCGATAGATGTAGAGGGTTATCGAAGCATGCTCGGTAGACCGGGAGCTAGCTCGGGGTTGGGCCAACTAGCTAAAGATTTCTTAGTCGGGCCATTGAATATGCATAGTTTCCTTTCCAGGCATTTCATCAGCGTTGCCCCCCTCGTCATGTCTCGTGACCCTTTAAAAGTCATAAAAACTGGTGTCACGATGAATATCAATACACCTCTCACTCCTGAAGAATACCTCGAAGTTGTACAACTCAGCCTTGACACGGAACTCCCGAATATAAGCAATCCATATAAAACTGTCTCTCTAAATAAGAGCCACCTTAAATTCGGCCTCAAAGAGAAGCTAGCTCTCGGGTGGAACGATTATGAGTATGTTCTCAAAACTCAAGCCCTTCCTGAGAAGTCTTATTGGTTACCGTCGATTAATAACCCTACCACTTCGAGTGACTTAGCCGATGTAACTAGAAGTATCGCACAATTCTAACCTGAGGGTTATCGGCTTAAAATATAACAACATGTCAGACGCACAACAGAAATTACCTTCACCTTTCGACGCCTTGTCGGATATATCCTTTTGCACAACCAAGTCCATCCCCACTTCCGCTACCCTTAATGATCCAACTGATCCTTGCTCTAATTTCTTCTATTATATTGTCAATTTTATTAAGAACCTATTCTCTTAGTCCTTGGACTACATATTAGGGCCCTAAAATATGTTAGTCCAACAAAGACAAAACAAAAACCAAAACAAGAAGAAAACCAAATCTCAGAAGCCCAGACAAAATGTCATAAGACAGAAGAAACAACAATCGTCTCAACAGAGAATTCTTCCGCATGACGATTACGTTAAATCTCTTAATGATCCTTTTACTTACAGAGGAGTTAGGCTTCCTTCAATGTACCCAGCTCCCACCCAAGTAAAAACTATCTCTGGCCTGGTTACCATCACCACGAATGCTGCAGGATACGCCAGATTATTACATACTTCTTCAAGCAGCATCATTGCTGTTTATAATGATTCTTCCCACAACGAGACAACCCTTGGACCTATGACCACGGTGTTACCTTATGACTCAGATCTTCAGGGCTCTACCTTGATGCGATTAGTCTCTGGTGGCATGAAATTAAGATCTCTACAATCCTTCAATTCAGATGCCGGCCAAATTCACTCTTATATGACACTGTTAGGTGCTTCTCTACCTTATGATGTATACAGGGATACTCCTTACCAAAGAATTTATTCTAAAGGCGAGATAGCTTCTGTTAGGTACCTTCCTGTGGACCCATCGTTAACTGAATTGGTCAAGACGGGCAGTATAACAGCATTTCCAATTTCTGGTTGGCAAATCGGATTCATGATCACTGGAGCTCCTTCCTGTACTTACTCACTGCAATACACCTTTAATTATGAGTATACATCCCCTAACAATACCGATCTCGTTCCGCATCAACGCGGACCAGTGGGCAATATAGAGCCTCTTTTGGGACAAATACATTCTAGCGGCGCTAATCCAAGCGACTCTTCACACGATTTTTCTACTCGAGTCTATAGCAACTCCGGTATCAGTCGATTATTCGATACTGTTTCAAACGGTTTCAGAGCCGTTAATAACTTCTCTACTGGCGGCATACTCAGCCTTCTAGGCTCAGGCGCTAAGTTTTTATAACCTTCGGGTTAATTCTCAGTATCTCTACTAATAGTTTTTCCTCCTC